TTAACTTACTGATTTTAATAATGCTCTCATGCTGCCTTGTGGCCTTTGGGACACCTGTGGGACAAAGTCTGTCAGCTTCTGATTGAGCATTGGGATCTGCTCTGCGTTACTGTCGGCCATCCACGCACCGTAAACGTTGAAAACCATCTGCGCACTGGCATGCCCCATCTGATTCGCGATAAAGCTCGGGTTCGCGCCGGCAGACAGTGACCAGCATGCATAGGTATGCCGTGACTGATATGCCTTTCTGTGCCTGATTCCGGCGCGCTTCACCGCTGCATCCCAGGAGTCACCCACCGAATCGACCTTATAGACAAACCCAACCTGATCACTACGTCTGACAATGTGAGGATTGAAGACGAAAGTGCATTCATGGAACACGGTTCGCCCAAATTCACGCAGCTGTACCTCAATGTGATGTTGTTTCCCCAGCTTCGTCATTTCAGCCTGATTTTTCAGGATGCTGATTGCTGGCTGGATAAGATGCACCACCCGATCTGTACTTGCCTCGGTTTTCGGTAGAGTGAACTCGCCAAGTTTCGTATAATTACGCCTGATGGTGATAGTTCCCGCCTTCAAATCGATATCTTCCCAGGCCAGGGAGACCAGTTCCCCGTGACGCATTCCTGTGTACACTGCTAACGACCACAGGTTTTTCGTCTGCTGATGCCGGCATGCATCAATCAGACGGACAAATTCGTCACGAGTTAACGGGTCTGGCTCTACCCTGGCTCTTTTAAGAGGCTTAATTCCTTCGAAGGGATTTTTCTCTATGTAGCCGTTATCTGCAGCAAACTGGAACATGCCGGCGATCGTTGTCATGTAATAATTTACGGTAACAACACTTCGCCCTTTGACAGGCCGCTTTTTACTGCCTGGGTTCTGATGACCGGTTAGCAAATCTTTCCTGACATACAGCAATTCTTCTTTGGTCACCGCCGAAACCAGTCGACTTCCCCCTATCCTTGGAACCACATTCCTCGCTACGGACTCATAGCGATTGAATGCGTTAGCGCAAATTTCCATCCTTTTCAGATCCAGCCACTTTACTTCAAGCTCTTTCACTGTAATTTCTTTTCTACTTTCCCCGAAAATCCTGAGGTTAGGGGAGTCCGGGAACTGTGCTGCATAATCAAATGTGCCAGTACGGATCGCAAAACATACCGATGTCCGCAACTCCCCGGCGATCTTCCTGTTCTTAATGGTGTCAGGGACACCGAGATTTTCCCTGACACGCTTACCTTTAAAATTAAACCAGATGCGCAATGTGCCACCGTGGTTTTCGACGCCTGTTGGATATGTGACTTTATCCATTGACTCCTCCAGACGCCCAAGAGCAATCTGAGCTTACCTTTTTCATGGCATCAAATCACCCGGGCTGTTTGTTTTTCATCGAAGCCACCCATGCATCGACCGCTTTCCGGTTGTACATGCACTCACTGGATGGTTTCGGTTTTCCGTCCGGTGAGACGTGAAGATATTCCCGCCCGACCATCCAGCACTCTTTTCTGGCCCGGAGGATGGTTCCGGGCTTAAGCCCGGTAACCGCAATCAGCACCTTTTCGCTAACCCAGTCATTAGGAACAAGAAGAATGACATCAGCACTGGTTTGCATGGCACCCCTCCATTTTCTCGTTAGCCTGACGAACGCAGCGTTCAAAAGAAGAGGGCGTCACAATTTCACGCAAGGCCTGAACCAGAAAATCATTGTGCTGCTGGTGCAGCTGCATATTGCTTTCTTTTTCCTCATGACGGAGGACGGCCAGGCGAGCCGTGATAATGCGGCGCTTGCCTTTAATTACCCGGAGAGCATTCTCAGCCTTTTTTCGCCATGTACTCCAGTCACTGCTGCTATTTGACCTGGCCAGTTGCTCTTCAATGCTGAGTTGCGCTTCTTCGGCGTTAACAAGCTGCTGCAGGCACTCGCTGATAGTGTTCAGGTTGTCTGTTTTGACGAAAAATTTATGCATTGTTAACCCTCCCACCCGATCGCCTGGAATAACCCCATTCTGGGGTGAAACCAGCGCGTGCCGCGTGGCTCGGCTTCGCTCATCATCTGGCGGAAAGCCTTCATGAATGACTCCAGCTCAACAATGGCGCGACGTGACAGCAGACCGTCAGGGGTCAGAAATTCGTGCGTATCTGTAGGAATGCGATAAGCGTTAACCAGGGTTCGGCACTTCGCGTCAGTCATGCCGCATTTGGCGACAACCTGGCGGTATCCGACATAACCGGCCCGCATGTTGCCGCGCTTGATGTTTTCGACAGTCTCTGTAACCGTCTCGATCCGCTCTTCGACCTGGCTCAGGCGCTTCTGCTGGCGAACAGCGTCGGCGGCCATTGCGGCGATCATCTCAATTTCAGTCAGCGGATCGCGGGTGCGGAAGTAGCTGTTAACCAGCTCGCGTTGAACCTTCCAGGCCAGGTCGTCGTTAAATGGCTTCGTCAGCATCAGGTAGCCTGATTCGAAAAGCACAATCCCTGATGGTGCAAATTTAGAGAATGTCCCTTCCGGGAGGTCCGAACGTATTACGTCCGCACCTAATTCGGCATAATCCACACCGTTGATGAAATGCTCACGGTTTCGGTTAAATGCTGCACGAGCGGTACCTTCAGGGCGCTGGTGTACTTCATCGATCATCGCCAGGGTTACAACGCGCTGACCACGATATTCCACTGCAGGGAGCTGTTTGTTATTAATGGTTACTGTGTTCATCATCATTTTCCTCAGTGCATAACCGGCATGTCGGGCATGCCTTCGGTCTGGATTTGCCTGATAAAGCTGTCATGTAAAAGATTCAGGCCTTCCCGACCCATTGCAGACAGCCTGAAACCTGAGTCTTTGTCGGCAACAACCATGTCCTGATACATGCGCAGCGCCAGTTGCTGACCGAGTTTCTGTCCGTATTTTTCGATGGCGCAACCTTCAAGGTGGTTGGCCAGCGCGAAACGCTCAGGACCGGGATAGACACTGATTGCTCCGTGTTTGCCGGAATAGACAGTTGCTGTATCAATGCCGCCATTATCATTCTGAACACCTACAGTGCCGTTCTTTTCCTGTTCCTCTGCGATGAACACCGCGGCAACCAGCCAGCGCCAGATAATAATTTCCTTATCAATGGGCAGGATCAGCCAGCCTTTTTGATTTGCTTCAAAAATACAGGCAAGCATGCGCATCCCTTCGGGAAGGCATTTATCGTACCGGCCCTTATCCAGTTGACGTACAAGGCCGGAATATCCAAATACCCGGTTTCCATCTCTGACACCGTTCTGTGTCGGTTCAGGGGTAAAAGTTTTATTCAACATGGCGTGATCCTTAAAACGGTTTGTTGGCCTGAAGTTCGTCGCGTTCTTTCACGAATCGGTTATGAATGGATTCCCATTTCGTGATCCATCTTTGCTGTTTGCGCTTACGTGCCAGTAACCGGCGTAGACGGCGCACACAGCGCTGATGGGCATGGAGGTACTCAGTGGTGTGATCCCCGATGCGATGAGCCAACGTGCCGTTGTGAAAAACCGGTGCGTATGGCTCGTTCGTAGGCAAACCCAGCTTTCGAAACACCGTTGAAACCATGTAATGAGCCAGGTTATTAAGCGCGGCGCTGCGGCTCAGGAATCGCCTTTTCCCACCATTGCGCATGACGACATACAGCGGGCCGGCTGGCGTTTCATACTGACGAAAGGCAACATCGATCGCGCTGGTTGTATCAGTCGTTTTCATTTCCGGTCCTTTAGTTTGTTGTATGACTCGTGCGATAAGACTTGCCAGTTCTGGCCGCCGTCGCGGGAAAGAAGACGCCAGCGGCGGTTAACCCTGAGACTAATATTCCCGCAATGGATACGACACGGCACAACCCGGCGCTGGCGGTAACGCCGCAGAACGTTAATAGCCTGGGCATGTACCCATTCGGGTACGCGTATAGCTGTAAGTGTCATCGCATAACCTCTTTTGGCGGGGTGATGCGCCAGCCAGCTTCGCGGGCAAGTTCGATAAAACCCTGAAGGGTTGTGATGTGATCGTCCGTGGTAAGTCGGTAGTCACAAATTGCTCGCCCGTCCTTCAGGTGAACGACGACGCGCCCGGTAAATTCTGGTGTAACGTGCAGATCCACCGGACATACGCAGCGGAGCCCAGCCGCGCGCAATTGTTCCTGAGTAAACTCTTTCACTGGACACCTCCGCTTAAATGTTTCTCTTTCACGTAATCGGTGACCTCTTTAAACAGGTCATCGACAATTAATTTCCCTGATTCGGTCAGATACTCAGTGTTTTTATTAATGCCAATTGCGTTCTGGTAAGTGGTTTTAATAAATGATTCGGTATCCTTCCGATTTCCGAATTCATCGCTAGCAAGTACCTCAAACCGTTTCATTAACTGCGTCATTACACTTTCGGTTATTTCCACCGTCTCGATTGACCCATCCGGAAGATTCACAATCAGGAGATTTCCCGAAGTTTTATTTTTGAGTCTGGTTAATGCGGCATTAACAATCCGACGGCGGTACAAATTAATCACGTTTTCCATTGCGTTGCTGCTCCTCAATTGAAAGAACGATTTTTTCTTCCTTAACCGCCCATGTATTAACCTTTGCAGACAGGAGGTAAGCTATCTCTACGAGATTTTCCATTTGATAAGAGTTAATGGATTTATATTGTTGGGATATGACTTCTAACAAAGCGTAAAGATGTTCTGTTGTAGTCGTTATATCCTGAATATCCTGTCGTGTTGGCATGGTTATCTCCCATAAGCTTTGCGAAGAAAAAGAACTGCAATTACTTCATGACCTAATGAGGCATAAAGTTGCGCTGCTTTTAAAGCTTTTGCATCTCTCATTTTCTTTATCCCTGAATTTTGGTTGCAGATATCCCCAGCTTTCAAGCTATAGATTATTAACGTGTTAATTAAGACGAAAGCGTTTCTACTTGTTCCAGTTTCAAACAGATTCCACGCGCGATATCGAAAAATAAGTCGATTAACACGAGTTCTGTCTTTTCGTTATCATCTGGACTCGTGGAGTCGATATATAATTGTGAAACTTTTAAAATTTTCTTTAATTCAATTAAGCAATCAAAGACAGTATCATTGATATCATTTAATTTCACTGAGCTGTCATTCTGGGGTTCTTTGATGCTTTCTTTTCTTGATGCCAGTTCAATGCTGTTGCAAGAAAGTGAGGAGCGATATTTATCCAGGTCCTTATCTGCCTGTCTTATGGTTTCCGGCACACCCTCAAGAAGAGTTATGAGGGCGGTGATTAACTGTGATTCAAAATCATCGCTGGGGTTTTCAGACCACATTGAAAGCATTGCTTCAGCTTGCTTAACCCGACCTTCGGCAGCTAATAAACACATAGTCATCTTAATTATCCTTTTTCCCCTGCTCTTCGATTAAAAAACAATGAACCTCTTCAGTTAATCGCCGGGCCAATGTGATCACCGCTGAGAGTTCATTTTCACTCATTGCATCCGGGTGGGATTCCAGCAAGCGTAAAATTAACTCAGCCTCACATGCCTTTTCTTGCGCCTTGGCAATATTATTTACATGCGACATTTTCACCATCCTTAAAACCTGATGAATATGAAGCTGACATCGCGATTTTATTTGTTGCAATCGCGAGTTCAGATAATTCAGCAATAACACCGCACAGGTTCAGTAATTTTTCTTTATCCATCGAATTGCCGTTAATTTCTGAGGAAGCTTCGTTCCCCAGGAACCCAATCGCGTCAAGCAAGGAAATCGTTTTGGTATCACAATCTTCTGCAATGCGGCCATAATCAAATCCCTCACATTGCGATTTATCCCTAAGGTGTCGGTAGTCAGGAATGTCTATTAATTCATAAAATTTCTGGATGCTCACGGGATGCTCCTCATTATCTGGATCAAGTTAAACTTGATGATTAGAGGTTAGCTTTCCACAAGTTTTTCGTCAAGTTAAACTTGATGGAAGTTTGAAGAGAATATATGCAAGAAGGGGATAACGGGCAAAAGCCCGTTTATTTTCAATGGTTAGCCGAATCTATTAATATTGAATGGAACTGAAGAAACTACTTTAGATTGGATGTAAAGCATACCTATAGCGTCTTTGTCTATGCTCCATGATTGATAGTTGGAGTTATCAGAGAGAACAACGATCTTACTACCAATTTTCTGGAGGCGTTTTACATAGCATTCACCATCAAAGCAGAATGCATAAATACCATCACCATCAAAATATGTGACTGTTCTATCTAAGAAAAGCAAGTCTCCAGGCGCGATTGTCGGAGCCATGCTATCGCCTCGAGCATTACCTATCTCAATATTTTTAAAAGGTCTGTTGCCAACGAGGCGGCGAGCATATTCGGGATCAAGTTCTATGGAGCGAACTACGTCAATGAAATCGCCTTTTACATGCGACCCATCGCCACAGCTGAATTCTACGTCTAAGACAGTAAAAACAACGCTATCAGATTTGGCTTGATGTTTGTCTGGCAAGTGGAAGCTGGGGGCCGGATCTTCTCCCAAAAACCAGGATTGCGGGTAACCACTAAGTTCCGCTAATTTTGCCAGCCGCTCCCCTCTCGGAAAGGTTTTTCCTGTAGTCCAGTACTGAACTGATTGCGCACTGACGCCAAGCTGCCTAGCAAGTTCCGCCTGGCTCCAGCCCTTTATATCCAGTAGCTCTAAAATCCTGTTTTTTGTCTTAGTTTCTGAGCCCATCTTCACTCTCCATCACAAGTTTTGATGAAATAAACGTAAAGGAATCCTTGATTTTCATTTTACACCATAAGTTATGCACTTGCATGTTAATTAAAACTTGATATTATTTGTTTAAATCAAGTTATACTTTATTGGTGCTGATATGAATGAAGATGTCCGAGCACGTCTAAATGGCCTGACTTCTCAGCGTGCAATCGCTAAGCATTTAGGTATCACCCCGCAGGCTGTGAATCAGTGGTTCAACAAGCCAAACATACCGCCTCGTTTCGTCTTACCGATTTGTGAGTTGGTTTCCTGGGAGATTGTGCCCCACGAAGTTCGCCCGGATTTATATCCTGGTCTCAAAGATGGGGTTCCTGAGGCATTTAAAACAGACAGAACCGTTAACCGGGGCGTTGCAAATCATGCTTCCAGCTTGCCTTCAGGTTGATATGCCACAGGCATACAGCAAGGCCGATGCGGAGTGGATACAGGATCAGTTAGCAGCACTACCACCATCAGCCAGGCAAAAAGCCATCGTTCGATACGGAGAAGTTTACGAGGAGTTTTTGAACAGCGAGACAGTGAGTTTTCGCAGAGAGAACAAAGCAAGACACGAAGCAAACACACGCCTTCGTGAGTACGCCAGAAAGTATCACCGGGCTTTACAGGGTTACACAGAACAGCCCCCTTCATTTGGTCAGCGATGATCACCTCTAGAAACGTTCAGGCTTTAAGGTGTCTG